ACAGGTGCCACAGGTGCCACAGGAGCCACGGGTGCCACGGGTTCCACAGGAGCCACAGGAGCCACAGGAGCCACAGGAGCCACGGGTTCCACGGCAGGTGTCGGAAGTGCCTCAGCAACCACAGGTGCAGCAGCCACGGTAGCTAGAGGTAAGGCTGGCATCGCCGGCACGGGGGGAAGAGTTGGCATCGTGGGCATAGCCGGTGTTGCAGGAACAGAGGCTCGAAGCTCTTGGATCTTCTCCATTCCCGCTCCGGCTGCCTCCTTGGTCTTCTCAGCCAGTTGATTGAGTCCATCCTTCATCTGAGTCGACACATTCTCTGCAATCGCCGAGATCTGTTGAAACACCGTGGCAATATCGTTACCCAGCTTGATACGCTTCTCATCCAGACGAGCGACAGTACGATTGCCTTCCAGGAAGTTGTTCGCAATGATGTCACCGATCGGAGGAGGGATCACGCGAATGAAGGACTCAATCGAGGAGACAAAGTCCTGGCGACTGAAGGATACCATGGCAACCATAGGCCAGACAATGAAGCCAAAAATAGAGGCAACGGCTAAGCCCACGATGCTCATGTAGGGCAGAGGGACTAGGCCAATCATGGTAGGCAGAGCGTTCTGAATGGTCTTGGTCAGGACCTTGCCACCTGCAAGGATCACGTCCAGAGCCGATGAGAGAATGCTTCCAAAGATGGGAATCTTCTCCAGATAGCTGAGGAAGAACACCACCATGAAGACACCCTGTAGAATCGTACGGCCATACGGTGAGGTGACCGCAGTCAAAAACCAACGAAGACGAGGGCCCAGGTAGTCCTCCTGATCACGAACGATCGGAGGAGGCTTGGGATTATTGGGATCCTCAGGCTCTTCGGGCTTTTGAAGGTTGGGCAGGTTGGGCAGGCTTGGCATCGCCGGCATACCGGGCATCTTGGGTGTCTTCAGATCGAACCCTCCGTTCTGCTTGGCGTAGTCACGGAGCTTCTTCTTGAAGCTGAGCTTGTTCTTGAGACCCGCAACGACGATATCAAGGCGCTTATCAAAGTCGTCCGGCAACGGGACGTTATGGCGTAATAGAATGTCCTTGAGACCCATTACTCTATACGCTTAGAATTTCCAGCGCTTGTCACACTCGAGACAGGTGACGAAGGTGGTCATGGGCTCATCAGCCGAACGGGTCTGGAGCTGGTAGTAGTCACAGCGGGTCTTCTTCTTGCAACTGGAGCAGAACATGAAGATCGAGGCCGTGGACTTCTTCGAGTACATCGCCTTCTCCTTATCGATGATCTTCTGAATCATCTCCTTCCACCGCTTCGGATTCTGATCCACAGCCGTAGACTCCACGAACTCAGACGCGCTCATGGTCTTGGCCATGTCACGATAGCGATAGAGCGAGATGGCCCGACTGCGGTACAGATCGAGGAAGACAGGGTTCTCCCAATCGATGTCGATGAACCACTTCTGAGCATCAGCCACCGTCTTGTCCAGGATGGCCCGCTCAATGTCCTCACTCTGAAACTTGTGCTGGACCAGATCTCGCAGGGCATGATCAACGAAGACGTTCGAGGCGTGAAGAGTGTGGACAGTCGCATGGGTCCTCGTAGCAGGATCCGTGTCGTCATCCTGAGCCTCCTCTTGCTGAGGATCGCCATGTCCATCATCCTCCTCATACTCGGCCTCGGGCTCTGCCTCATCATCGTCGTCATCCTCCTTGAAGGTACAGGACTGGTAGAACTCATCGTACTCTGAGGTCTTAAGATCGACGTACTTGGTGGCCTGACGATCGTAGTCATCAGGATTAGGATTGGCAGACTTCAGGACAGCAATCGAGCCCTGGAAGCTGTCGTCGTGAAAGGGAGGAGGGAGCATGTGCTGATTGGTCTGCTCATCCTCAGCCTCAGAAGGCACCGCAAAGAAGGCGAAGGAGTGTTCCTCGTGAACACACTTGCCCTGGAACTGAAGTGCCGGTTGCTTGAGCTTCTTTCGAAGCCATTCAAGCACATCGGCAGTTTTTGCAGGGATCGACGCCTCAGAGAGAGTCCCCTGAACGGAGATGAGCGTCGCAAGAACCATGATGTGTTGTGTCTAGAGTGTTGTGTGAAACTTCCGTTTTACATTCGACGACCTGTCTTCAAGGGCTTCCGACGACGACCCCGACGTCCTGCCCGCTTCACGATCTGCCTCTCGCGCTCCATCTCAGATTCCAGAAGAGGGCTGGGTGTGATACCGACGTTGCGCCGAGGTCGCTCTGCGCGTGCGGGTGCCGTAGCAGGCTCGTCATCATCATTCAGCTTGGCTTCCTGGCGATCCTTCAGACGACGGTTCTCGTTCATACGGAAACTGTCGCTGGCTCCCGGGCGATTGCGGTTCAGCTCGCTGGCTGTGAGGAGACCCGTTGACGTAGGTGTGATCTTGCGAAGAGCCTCGGCCGACTTCATTCTCTTATCCTTGAGTTCCCGGGCCTTCTTCCTCGCAGCGTCCATTGCATTGACCCGAGGATTGCGCTGTGTGGCCCTGCTCTGGGCATTCTTCTTGGCCCGCGCCAGCGCTCGAGCCTCTGCAGGATCGGTGGGTGTATCCGTCTCCCTCCTTGTCTTAGCCGGAGGTCCATTGGGATAACCAGGGTTGGTGATACTGAAGGTACCCGTGGGAATCAGAGGGATCTCGGGCTTCTTGTCGACAATATCAGCCACCGTAGGCGACGTAGGTGTACCTAAGCCTGGACCAAGATCTCCGGTAATCTGCTTGTGCTTGGTTGCATCAAGAGGGTTGGTCACACTGAAGTTACCCTCAGGAATCAGAGGGACCTCAGGAGGCTTATTAGCGATCTGAGCAGCGGAGGTCGGTGTGTTGAGAGAGCGAGGAGACCGACGAGTGAACTTGCTTCCGATACCCAGGCTGTTGGCTAAACCACGACGAGTCCGCTGAGCTGCCCGTCCTAAGACATTGGGCTGTCCTGACATAGGAGACTTGGGGAACGGAATCTTCGACATGGACTTCTGAGCTGCACCCAGAGCTCCAGCCAGACTCTCACCCAGCTTACCAAACTGAATACCCAGAGGTCCCATGGCGAACTTCAGGCCGAAGTACAGACCAATAATGAGAATCACTGTGGCCACCGTTCCTGCAAGAACCGAGAGCAGGATCTTCGCGGTGTCTTCCTGCTTCTTCTTGGGATCACTTGCGGGCTTCTTTGGAGTGAATTCAGACGGCTTGTAGACAGGAGGAAGATTGGACGGCTTTGACACCGGCTTCTTGCATCCTGCCCGAGGAGGAGCCGCGTGGTAAGAGACCTCTCCAATCTCATGGATCGCGTCCTCAGGAGGAGTGATCGGCAGACTCTGAATGTTGGTCAGATCACCCTGGGAGATCTTGACAGGTTCTGACATGACAATCACACGAGTCTCAGGAGGATTCAAGGCAGCATTGTACGTTGTCTTCCAGGTGTAGAAGGGACGATCCAGCTCAACAATCGATGCCAGACCCCAATCTGCTCCTGTGGCTGCTGGTGTTTCGGGGTATCCTAAAAGGAAGTCTGGTTGTGCATTCAGAATATTGGGAATCTTTCTACCCAGGGAGTTGATGAACTTTGCTCCGGCTCCCTCTGGGTTGTCCACGGCCTTCAGAGGAACGAGAATCACAATCCTGTTTCCCGCCTTAGCAGGGAGATTACTCTCAGGATACGCAGGGGAAGGAAACTCACCGATCTGAAAGCACGCGTCATACTGGACATTGGTAGCAATAGGGTCCCCTGGATTGTCTCCTGCCGTATCCATACGCATGGGAAAGGGGTGGTAGATACTCATCAAGGACACCGTATCTGCTTCGTCAGTCACGACGGGCATCGGGGGAAATACTGGTTGAAAAGAAATACTGTTGCCCATTACTCCTAATCAACAAACTACTTCGGGCAAGAACCCGCTCCAGATGCTCCAAAGAGTCCGCCATCAGCGCCTCCCTTACTCTTCCCATCCTTCCCATCCTTGCTACCTCCAGAGCAGGTCTCAGCGACAAAGGACTTCGGAATCGGCTGTCCATTAGGACCCATGATGTACACCGTTCCGCTAGAGTCCACCAGTTCTCCACTCGCATTCGTCGTTAAGGACGAGGCAGAGGGACCTTGGGGAAGAACAGAGGACGGAAGACGATTCGGTGCATACATCTGAACCACCGAGTATCCAACGCCACCGATGATGACGCCCTCAATCAGTGAGATCAGAGTCTTGATCGCCACACTACCCGCGAGATCCTCACATGTCTTCAGCTCAAACACCTGGAAGGCGATGAAGATCACAAAGGTCACGATGGTGCCCACACCATCCAGAATGTTACGATTCATCAGCAGATCCAACAGGTAGTACCAGAAGATCGTCGAGGTTACGACCAGTCCCTGAGGAGCAAAGGGACTCTTGAGAGACTCGAAGCCCTGGATTTCGCATCCCGAGTAGTTCGTGATCGCTCCTCCCGTTGTCGACAACACACTGCCAGGACGAGGACCACTGGGAGGACTCGGGTCACCCGGAGGTGCCGTGGTAGCCAGCTTGTAGATATCGGCAACCATGGCCTGGGCTCCCGTCCAGACAAACTGGAGTCCGTAGTGTGCGGGAATCGAGAGAATACCCACCAAGCTCGGAATCGAGTAGACTCCAGCCATGGTGAAAATATCCGCAAGAACGCCGAACAGAATCAGGATGTGGGGGAGGTAGGTGATGGTATCTGTGAAGAGAGTTCCAATACCAGGAGGTCCACCCACAGACGGTTTCTGACCACGCAGGGCGTAGATCGTTCCAATGACGGAGACGATTGCTGTCAGGATCGCCAGAATGAGCGCACCCCACCAAGGCACATCCTTCGGCGGAGGAGGTGCAGGAGGTGCAGGCACAGTCGGAGGTGGTGTTGACATATTGTTTCTTCTCTATACTTGTTTTATTGCCAAAGGACAATGGGTGGTGGTCAATCGCGTCCTTCAGCACCAGCACCAGCACCAGCCCCAGCCCCTGCCCCTGAACCGCCTCCTCCTGCTGTTTTCACCAAAAAGCCTCTTAAAGATCTATCTCTTCGGATTGGTCCTGGCAAGAGCACGAACTGCCTGACCTGCGCCATAACTATAGACCCAACACTATCATCTGCAACAGTTGTGTTGTCACGTGATATCTTGGGTAAGATCCAGCAACCGCCTCTGCCGTATCCTCCTAGTAATTTACCGAAGCTTGATCCTTCGAGCGCTACAGCTCCAGGACAGAGTGGTAAGAATGGTTGCGGTGCTACGGGAGGTGGAGGCGCAGGTCCTCCTGGTAACGTATGCTGTAATAACGGTTGTGATTACACGGTGAAATATCCGAACAATGGCAGTAATCCGACCAAGCTGTCTTGGGACGCAGGAACCCTCCTGTCTGATCACGGAACTCACCGCGTTGATGGAAACAACACTAATCGAGACTGGACCAATGAGTTTATGAACCAATGGGAGGAAGAGGCCCAACACAAGAAGGAATGGGATGCCAAGAACGCCAAGCGCATGGGTGTTCGTATCTGGAACCCCTCAGACGACCCGAAGGATCCGAAGATGAGTATCGCCATCAACAATCTGGAATATGGAGCCCTGACCAAGCTTATCATCAAGCCGACGATTCCCTTCCCGATCTCGTTCTCCCTGACAGGAGCAAAGGCTCCGAAGTCTGATCCTCCTCCGCCTCCACCGGCTGAGTTACCGTCCTACTCCCAGCACGAGCAGAACACCCGGCTCACTCAACAGCAGATTAATCAAAATATAGAGAGCAATCGTCTTGAGCGGGCGAAGCAGGCTCGCCAGGGACAGCCCCAGGATCCTCTCTATGTCCCGCCGACGACAAGCGAGTACATGGCCTCAAACAATCACTGAGCCGTACGACGGGCCAGGGTGTAGTAAATGCCCATGTTCGTTCCCGAGTGACGACCGACCTCAGCGCCGTTCTTCACAAAGACAATCGTCGGCACCACATTGACGCCGTACTTCGTGGAAAAATTGTGAGTGTCGAGATGGGTGTTGACACTCGTCCACTTGATGTCGGGGAACTCCTCCTTCAGATCCTCAATAGCAGGCTTGATCACACGGCAAGGCGCGCACGTAGGTGACCAGAAGTGATATGCCTCGCTCATTCTACCTTACTTATTACAGTGGTTTCTATTTGTAAATGACCCCGGGCGGCGCGGATCACGGGCACCTTCTGGATGGTCTGCTTGGTCAGCTCTACGTCACGAACCTTACATAACTCCGTAAACGCCTTGAACAGGTGCTTGTCGACCACCTCCCTGTCCAGAGTGTCCAGATTGTTACGCATCCAGGTTATAACATCCTTCTGCTGTGTCGGAGGCCCCATGATCCGCAGAGGGCAACCGGGGAACAGGATGTCCTGAACCACAGGCTCGATGACCTTGAGAGTCCCCTCCACAATATCCCGTGCCATCTGATCAACCTTGGCGTTCTGAACAGAGAGATCGTCCTCGCCTCCCGTATGGGCGCGAACGTGATGGAACCGATGGCTCTTGAACTTGGACAGCCGAGCTGTGATATCCTTGATGAGATCCTGATGAAGAACATCCTTACCCTCGGCCGTCTTCCAGTTACGGTTCATCCATCCATGAAGCCAGGTCGTCAGACACTTGATGGAGTAATCGGAGTCCGTATAGATGACGACGTTTGCGTCGTGCTCGCCACGCTCGTCAAGGATCTTGATGGCCAGCTGAATACCGCTCAACTCGGCACGTTGATTCGTTTGGGGTTGATCGGGAGGGACTTTCTGAGCACTCGACCACTCGGGGTGCTCGGGAAACCACGCAGCAAAGCCAGCTTTTGCGTCTTTGCGACCGTTCGAGGTACAGGATCCATCAGTGAAAACGCGCATGTCTCGTCGTCCTCTGGCCCAGTCGACGTCCATTTTACCAGAGTCTCGCCACGAGTCCCAGTCTTCGTCAGCTTCCGCCATGATCCTTAGTGTTTTGCTTTGTCTAAGAGAGTTTCAAGAGCTCGTGGATTGTCCCACAACTGGGTATCCAGGGTTCCTTCAACCTTTGGTAGGTGTTGATAGCTCGGCATAGTGGTCACGATACACCGAGAGATGATAGCCGACTGCAGAGTGGGTTCCTCAATATGAAACCAGACGCGACAACGGAAGGAGCGCTGTTCCAGAGACCGACGCAACATCTGCTGACAGGCCAGACTCAAAAAGTGGGCGTGCCAGACCATGAGAATCCGAACACGGACGCCCTGCCGAGACGGAGCAAAGGTTACCCACTGGGCAAACCATTTGGCAAAGTCGTCCATCGAGTTCTTGGTGGCGGCATCGATCTCCTCAAAGTCACACTCGTTCTGATACCTTGCCTTGTAGCTCTCCCAGTATGTTCTGGTCTCCCGATCGTTCAGGGCCTCATACAGAATGCGATGTGGGGGTGGGAAGCTCATTAGGTAGAGGAGGGAGCGTTCTCTGTAGACGAGACAATCCGCTTGACGGGGATCGCCGCCGACACGACGTACAGGCTGTTCTCCGTCGTCACAATAAAAATGTTATCGTCCTTGATGCGGGCGATGGACTCGATCGGAGACGTGTACTCCGTGTCGGACTTGACGAGGAACTTCGTCGTGCCCTGGACGCCGATACAGCACTTCTTCTCGATGCTGTCGTTGTAGTAGTCGAGATAGATGGGGCGATCCTGCTCGATGGCAATCTTGGCAGCCTGAGCCATGGCTGTCGCGGAGGGGACGGCGCTCATTTTCTTTCCAGCAAGGTTGCGTTCTCTACAACTTTAACGAGTCCTCTAGCTTGAAGCGGGACTTCATGTTGAGACAGGTCGTCTCAGGGCGAGGGATGGCGAGGATCTCCTTGACCAGGACCCTCATCTCGGGGACCTTGGCGGCGACGGCGAAGACGAAACGAACGAGCGAGTCGACGTGCTCCTCGGCCTCGGGAGTCTTGGGCTGTCGGACGGCCTCCTTGAGATCGTCCAAGACCGTCTTCACCAGGGTCGCCATGATGTCCTGAGGAATGAGACCCCGACCGAAGAGCTCGGCGATGTAGACGGCAAAGGTGCGCTTCTTCTCCTTCTGCTTCGTCCAGGCAATGATCGCATCATCGTATCCCGGATCCGTGTGCTTGGGAACGATGGTCACATTCGACACGGCATACAGGGTGTCGAACATCGAGACCTGAGTCAGAAGGTCCACCATCGCGTCAGGGTAGACCTTCGAAATGTCCCCATAGGCATCCGCCATCAGGGAGGCAAAGAACGTCTGTGTGCATCCCCGATCGAAGAGCAGGGTCGTCACACGAAGACGGAACATCTCGTCACGCTTGGCGAGCTTATCCAGGATGACGCCCATCATCTTGGCATAGCTCTGCTTCGTGAGCTTATTGAGGCAGGCGTTGATCTCGTCGTAATCTGCATCGTCCTTATCACGCACCTTGCGATGAAGGTTGATGAGGACCTGTGCCCGCCAGTTGACCGCATCGTCAGACACGGGTCGTTTAACAGGAGCCGGACGACGGAACGCCGGCTTGAAGGAGATCTTGAGCTTACTGATGATCTGCTGAATCGCATCGTCGAGAGGAGGGCGGACCGCCGTCCGAAGAGAGTAGAAGGTTTGAATATCCATGGTACGCCACTGTTCTTCGATATAGAGAAACGTTTCCGTTTTTTATACCAATGGGTTCGTGTCTCAGCCACGACAAGGTCGTGATGACCATTGCCAACAGGCCGATTCGCCACTCTCAATTTCTCAAGATCAAGACCTACCGTGATGCCGTTCAGGCAGCCGGTCAGCATGTTCCTGACTACACAAACCTCATCGTCATTTCCAGCGGGATCCATATCACCGTTCCAGGACACGCGCCCTTTCATTTCGTTGACGAGATACGCTACCAGGGTGTTCGCTATCCCATCAAGAAGATGTACGGCAAGCCCAGGAAACAATCGTCCAAAATGGATTTGCACCTTGCAGGAACTATCTAAGACGTGCGACCTGACAGAAACATGGACACGACGACGATGACGATGGATGAGGAGTACGCGTACCTCAGCGCGAGGGTTCGCGTCTTGGCCGCCAAGATATTCGAGCGGGACCAGGCGTTCGAGAAGAAGCAGAAGGCAGAGGTGATCGCCCTCGCCAAGAAGAAGCCCGCTGCCTTCAAGAAGCAGTGGAAGAAGATGGTCGAGGAGGAGAGACTGATCGAGAATATCCAGATGATCCTGATCATGTGCAACGAAAATCTCAAGGATTCTGATTGCACCGACTCCGAGGTGGTGTCGAAGAACGCCGAGGCTCTGGGCAAGGTGGGAAGCAAGGAGTGGCGGGAGTTCCTGGTCAAGCTGATCGGAGCCCTGCTGGCAGATGATGCCTTTGGAAACGCTAAGGACGGCTACGACAACTTTGAGGATACGGCGGGTGGGTGCGATGAGGCTGTGTGGGAGAAGGCGGTGGAGCTCCTGTCCTAAACACCTTATCAGCAAACACAAAACATTTTTACATTCGGTCAAAACGATCGTCCAAAATGGATTTGAGTTGGGCAGGCGGAAGGGATATCGTGCGAGATGACTGATACCATGGACCCCAACATCGAGGGACGTGCTAACTACCAGAAGATCCAGGAGGCGCGTGAGCTCCTGCAGAAGGCGGAGGAGGAGGAGAACAACCGAATCATCGCCTTCGCCAAGGACCGTGATCCGAAGGTCCAGAAAGACTGGGCCCGCGCTGTCAAGTTCAGCCACATCCGAAAGAATATCGCAGACATCATCACCGAGTGGATTGATGAGGTCCAGTTCGAGGATCCGTCCGAGCCCATTATCTACGGGGGGAAGCCCTTGGAGATAGACACCTACGAGTTTGAGGAGTTTGTGAATGATGTGATCAGGACCCTCTTCAACGACAACAAGTTCGAGCCCGAGAAGGAGGGCGTGTTCTACCCCTTCGATGGTAACCCGCATTGCGACGTCGACGAGAAGGACGTTGTGTGGGATGCGATGTGCCTCATGCGCGAGGGTTACGACGAGTAAGTCAAGGACCCACGCAAAACCAAAAATTATTTTTACATGTGGTCCCACGGCAAACAAAACGGATTTCAAAACAGTGAATAGAACTAGGAGACGGTACTATGTCTGATTCATCGAAGATGCCTCATACATGGATTCTTTGGTACCATGATCCTAACGACAGCAACTATGCTCTTGAGAGCTACACGAACATCACCTCCGTATCGACACCAGCGCAGTTCTGGTCGGTGGTTGATATGATTCCCAAGGAGGCCTGGGAGTCCGGCATGTTCTTCTTCATGCGCGATGGGTACCGTCCCCTGTGGGACTCGCCCGAGAACGCCAAGGGTGGAGCGTGGTCAAAGAAGGTCGATGCAAAGGACACCTACGACGTCTTCATCGACTGTATGGTCCACTGCATGACCAACCTCTTCCTCACGAACTTCAAGGAGGCGATGGTCGGAGTGTCCGTCTCGCCCAAGGGGCAGTTTCATATCATAAAAATGTGGAACACAACGACCAATGTGTCAGACAGACGTCTGTTCAATTCGTCGCTAAAGATGAAGTTGTCGGATGATATTGTGTACAAGGCTCATAACACACGTCCTAAGTGAGGTCCTAAGTGAGGGTGAACAGATACATCGCCTTGTCCACGTCACCCAGAATCGTATCACGAATCGCCAGGAGATCCTTGTCGTCAGGATGGATCTTCGTGGGCAGGGTCTTAATCAGAAACCCACGCGTCTTGCGCAGATAGGCCTTCATGCCCTGCGAGGTCAAATTTTTCACTGGCAGTGTCTTCCCGGCAGAAGGTCGTCCGTAGGTGCCCATATAGGCCTCTACGAATGCATCGATATTGGTATCTAAGGTCTTGACCAGCTCATCCGTGGTCTTGTGCTGGGCAAAGGAGCTGGTCTGCCAGTGGTAAAGCTTGATCTGCTCACGAATGTTGAACAGAATACCCACCATATTCCAGTTTTTTGCCTCACGGAGCACCTTACCTCCGCTCATGGTCTCATCGGCAGCAGTAGCAGCAGGAGGCGGAGAGGGAACATAGCCCTTGTTCGGCAGAGGCAGAAGTCCGGTGCCGGAGTGTTCGACATACTGGGGGACAGCGGGCGCTGCTGGTGTCGCAGGTGTTGCAGGTGTTGCAGGTGCAGCAGGCTGAGCCGCTGGTGCAGCAGCCTGGGTCGCAGCCGTAGCAGGCTTCGGAGCCTCGTCTTCCATATCGGACATTGTCACCTCGGGGTACAGCTCCAGCTCTTCCTGGCTCGGAGCGTCACGTTTGTGTTGCTGGGCCTTGGGGAGCTCCAGCACCTGTTTCCAGTCATCTGTCTCCTCCAGATCGGTATATGGATAACTCATTGTTGTATGGCTAGATTTAAGAAAGATGCTCTAAAAGAATCCGTTTTAGGTGGACCACGTTCCACCGAGACCCGAGTGGTAGATCGCCAGAGGGCCCTTCCGATCCATGATGAACTCCTGTTGGAGGACCTGGAGTCCACCTGGCAAGTAGTACATGTCATCCCTCACCTTGAGAGAGCCAGGGACCTTGGTGCGGAACAGGAACCTATCCAGGATGGGTTCAGGCTTATAGGGTGTCTGCTGGTTGTTGAACTGAAAGATCTGGGCAGAGTCAAACAGAAAGATAGGATCCTGCGGTGTAACACCCGAGTGGAGGTAGTACGGTCCCGTGGTGTGATTGATCTGCTCGTTGGCCATATCAATCGCATCCAACCTCTCCTCCATCAGAAGACGATCTAAGATGTCGTTTGTACGGACTGCCGCAAAGAAGCTGTTAGTGAGATACTTCTGTCCCTGCCTGTTCTGGCAGTCGAGAGGAGGATCACACGGGTCCTCGTTACATCCCACGAAGGTCGCTCCACCGTTAATGGCTCGGATGACAGCTCCCAACAGCGCAGGGCTGATCTCGATGAGAGAATCTGCATATATGCCACTCACTCTGTAGATGATCTCCAGACGAGCAAGATCCGCCACCTGTGCCCACCGACTCTGTCCTGTCGCCCGTCCAGCAGCCAGGGCAGCTTCCTGGTAGTTGATCGTCTGAGGGAAGTTCTCCTTAGTCCGATCTGGGTTCATCCAGATCTTGTGCTCAAATCCGTTCGCCTCGCACACTTCCTTGTTGTGCTCGAACATCTTGCGACGCCACTCGGGCATTTCGGCTCCGAACCAGATCTGATTGACCACGCGACGGAAGTCAATACCCTCAGCAAGAGGAGGAACGATGGGCAGGATGGGCTGTGCCTCAACGAGCTTCTTGGTGTTCCAGCGAATACGAGAGAGGAACATGTAGGTTCCGACGTGCTTGTTGATGTCGGCCAGGGTATCGCACATCAGAAGAAGGTGGCGAATCGTGCTGTTCCTGGAGGACATGTACATCGGCATCTGTGTATTGATGCGGATCGCACGAGTGTAGCCATCACGGGCATCCTGGGGTCTCGAGGCATCCGTGGCAATAAACTCATCCTCCACGTTCTCTCGTTCGATCTTCTTTCCCAGGTACACATCCTTCCCTTCGATAATCATAGCCTTCAGGATGTCAATGATGGACGCGTTCAGAGGCATGACAACGAAGGGAACATCGCCGTCTGCGCCTCCACGTCTCCGAGCAATAGTACCGCGACGTTGACCCTCACGAATAGCCTGAGAGTTGCGCACAGTGATCGGAGTGAACTCACCATACCTGGCGTTAAAATCGACGATATCCAGAAGAGGCTTACGGGTGTTCAGATTCCTCGTGGCCTTCAGATACCTGAGGTAGCGGTCAAACTCCTGGCGCACGTTCTCCCTACCATCGAAAAAGATGTACTCGTAGAAGCGCTCGGGCTCACGATCGTATTTCACGTTCTCCTCAACCTCCTCCGCATATCCATTGGGCGTACGATTGGATGAGGCACCCTGCTCGCTAGCACGCTCATCGCCCGTCAAGCAGTAGTGGTGCTCAATGACTGCATCCTCAAGAGAGGCAGGGTCAGTAGGCGTCCTGAGGTAGGTCTTGTAGTTATCCGTGAGCCACAGGTACTCAATCGGAAGCTGAATGGTGTTGACCCTCACCGCAAGAGACCGAGTCGTAAACACCTGAGACAGAATACGATCGTCTGCCTTACCCAGTGCCTCAGGCTTTGAGGACTCGACTGCCCACACATCCAGCAGATCACGAGCCCGCTGGGTGTTGCCGAAGTACATCGTGCCTCCCGAGGTCTCGAAGGTGTAGGGATCAAAGTACGGCTTCGTCAGAGCCTTCTCCTTCGAACGACAATCGATGTTCCATCCACGAGCCATGAAGTCGATGTTCTCCATATCGCAAATGTGAGGGTACTTCAGCATCCACATATCGCCGTCAATGTACAGAACTCCACGGGGCTTGACGGCATCCAGGATCTTCTTAATAAAAAGAGGCTTGCCGTTGATACCGTTCTGGTAATCGGAACGTTCAAACTCTGTGTTCAGGGCAACATAGTTGACCTTGACCCGACGGCAGTAGCTCTCCCACTCCTCAATCATCTCCTCAAACTTGCGGACAGGACGTCCACCAGGCTTTTCTGTCTCTCGCTTCTGGACATCTACCTTGATCTTTTTGATGATGTCCTCGATATTCGGATTTTCCCCAATAATCTTCGCCTTCCACTCGGCGAAGGATTGCTCCAAGGACTGCATCGCCAGCTTCTCACTCTGCGTCAAAGGACGACGAGCAGCTACATTGAGAAACTGCTGGTACTTCTCGGTACGATTAGGCGGGTACGGATTCTTTTCACCCAGTTTAGTGAGAACTTCTTGACGAGCCATACGCGTGATGTCCTCGGGACAGGGATACTGGAGATTGGCGTTTGGATTGCCCTTGCCCCACCAGTACGTCACAACGACAAAATTGCTCCCCTCGTTAATGATGTGAATGTTGTTTCCTAAATCCGTATCACGAATGACCCGTTCAACAGTCTCAACCGTGCCACCCCGATAGGTCGACCTGCGTGTCGACTTCTTGGACCGAGGTGTCTTAACCATCCTATTATGATATAAGTTTATTTAAACTCTGGGTTCCATCGCAGGAGACCAGAGGTAAGGATCTTATTGAGATGTGGATGAACCTCCTCCTGGTCGTCATAGGCATCACCAAAGTCGATGATCCAGATGCGCTTGCCGTACTCGATGAAGTTGTAGGGAGTAATGTCGACAAACTGAATGCCCTTGGTCTCGTAGAGGGTTCGCAGTGTGTCGACGATGCCGTTCCTCACATAGTGAGGGAGAGTACGGATGCTCGTCCCGTACATATCGCCGATATTCATGGCTGGAAGTTTGTCCATAACCATGTATGTCTCGTTATCAGTCTCGCGGATCTGTGGCGCCAGACCCATCTCAGCGGCTATCGTTTGAAGTCGAATCTCATTGGCTGAGCAGTCTTTGCGAAAGACAGCCATGGTAGTGAAGTCTAGATCTTTGTGTAAATTGAATCCGTTTTAGACCCCTAGGTAGAGCATGGCATCAGACAGAGCTTAATATCACCCAGGTTCGCAATCACGTAGCGAATCATGATGAACCAGTCGTTCTTCATGTGCACCTCCAGGTTGTTCGACAGGTTCGAGCACTTGGTGAATAGCACCAGATGGGGAAGCGAGAAGGTTCCACTCACAATCTCATCGGACTCCTTCTTTGCAATCGACATCTCGGAGGCCGTATCACCCATCGTCACCGTCTGAGACGCAAAGGGGCCCTTGCAAGAGAAGGTCAGCGTGTTCCCGACATTCTTAATATCCACCGTCTTGGCCGACAGCAGGGTCATATCACGACAGATCTTCTGGAAATCCAGCGAGGGCATCGTAATACGCGCCGAGAACTCCGTCTCGGGCATCGTAATATCCGAGTCATCACGGTCCAGCAGGTTCAGGCGATAGCGAATCCGACGCTTCTTCTCGCCGTTCTCCAGGGTGATCGTCAGGTGGTTAGACTCTGCCCGAGACACCGAGAAGGTGATCGTATCATCGTTCGTCACCGTCTTCACGATACGGTAAAAGTGGTCGGTGTTCAGACCCACATCCAGCTTGGGAGCCGAGTGGTTGTACTTGTACTCCTCAAACTTGTTGGCATACAACCGCATGTGCGTCAGCACGGTACGGGTGTTGTCCATCGCAATCATACGGACGCCATCCTTATCAAACACCAGGCTCATCTCCACGAGCATCGACTTCAGACCCTCAGCCAGAGTCCGAATCGGCGATGTCTGAACTGTCTTGGCGACCACCAGATCGTCGGAGCTCATTTATGTATCCTCGAGGCTCGGCGTCTAAGTTCTTCTACGCACTTAGGAATCGGTGTAGGCAAAGAGTCCCAGCGAGAACAGAGCCATTCCCACGGCGACCCACTTGAGACCGTGAATCAACTCGCCGAAGATGAAGACACCCGTGAGAGTCACGATGATGTTGCTCATCATGTTCCAGATCAGGTTGACGATGGTCATGTTCGAGAACGCCATCGCCTTCAGGAACACGTAGGGCTGAGTCGCATACAGAATGGTGGCAAAGGGCATTCCAACCGCATACGACAGAGTTCCCTGGTCGATCATCTTCACTGCAGACATCATCACAATATCCAGCACCGCCATGACCGTTCCAAAGGCAATCGGTAGAGTATCGAAGTTCCCTACCTTCCACTTCTTGGGATTACCGACAACTAAGTCAATCACGTCGGGCATTACTTCTTGACGAGAAAAGGAAGGAAGAACAGAACCACGATACCAATCAGAACGACGATATCCACCGTACGAACCATCTTCTGTTCACGCTCCGGGAGTTCCATGAACGCCTTCATGTACTCAGGAGGCTTGGCCCAACCCCACATCCAGCCCAGAAAGGTTGGTTTCAATCGATCCTTGCAATCGAAGATCATGTCGTACCATGCCAAGGACACATAGGCGACACAGGCTAGCAAGAAGGCCATCAGGACACGGTGCTCCCAGGCCTTGAAGTGAGGCATCCAGTAGACGATCAGCACAAACAACGAGAACACCAAACACTTAGGGTTAAGTGTAAGGTGTGTTCCAAATAATCCGCCGCTCATTACTTAGTGTAGGTGATATAAATCAGCGCATAGGCTCCCAGCAGAGCCTTGAACGCAATGAACTGTTGCGAGTAATACTTCTCAATAAAGGTGGCCATTGTCACAACCGCAGCCATCATCAGGGAATCGGCGATAAGAATGGTAGCTCCTCCCTCATCCGCATAGGTCTTGAACACATCGATCATCTGGTTCTGACCACTGGGCAGGCCACGGATAACGAACATGTAGAAGAAGATGTCGTGGATAAGCTGAACCACGATGGCGCCGATTAGCAGGGACACGAAGGAGATACGAGGGAACAGCAGGAGCACCACAATCACACCAAGCATCAGACTGAGGACATCGGCGACCACCGCAGCGACTCCGAAGGTATCGTACCAGACCTTCAGGGCATGCGTGGGAGGAAGAAAGGGTAAGTGCTGACCGGGAACCAGCTTGGTCAGGACCATCACGGCAAAGTCGACCCAGATGGCCGCGTAGGCCAGAGACAGTAACTGCATTACTTATTACGGCGAGTTTTATGTGCCATGTGCGCCGACTTCTTACGCGAGACAATACGCCCATTCTTGTTGTACTTGAGGTCCTTCTTCGTCAGACCCCCGGCCGTCTTCACTGCTGTTCCATGCATCACCTGTGCACGAGATCCAACCGTGTGCATTTACTAAGTCTGAAGAATATATAATGTCTGTCCTCCAGTTGATCAAGAAGCAAACATCGGCGCGAGGTCGTGTTGCCCTGGTAACCTTTGCAAGTGGCTCGTACAGGGGAATCGAAGACAAGCTTGTCAAAAGTATCAAGCTGTTCAGCCCCTTGATTGATGTGTTCGCCTTCCACAGCGAATCTGAAATCGGCAGTCCTACGCACAAGGATGCACCGTACGCCTTCAAGCCCTACGCAGTTAATGCTGTTCGAATGAAGGGTTATGATCTTGTTATTTGGTGTGATAGTTGTTTGCGTGCTGTTAAACCACTGGACTCATTCATTGACGATATTGTTGCACGCGGTGTCTATCTACAACTCGATGGTTGGAAGTGTGGTGAGTGGGCAAACGACAGGGCCTTAGAGTACTTCAAGGTGACCCGAGAAGAGTCTATGAACATAGAGTCAATTTATGCGCAGTGTATGGGATTCGACTTTAGAACGAAGGTTGCTCATGACTTCCTGTCCATGTGGCTTGGTGCTGCTCAGGCTGGTGTCTTCAAGGGGCGGTGGAAAAACGATAATAAGACAGAAAGCGAGGACCCTCGTGTAAGGGGACACCGCCATGATCAGACGAGCGCTGAACTGATTGCATACTATCTACGTATCGTAAAAGGACCTGTTATTGCTCATACCGATCCGAACCAACCTCGCTATTTCACGACGTGGTATTATCCTTGAACTTGAAAGCAGGGTTCTTGCGTTCATCTACGTTAAGAACGATGTCCTCGGGATACGTATGGATGGATGGATTTGCTAACTTCAAGAAACGTCCTACATTTGATTCGATGTCTGTCCAGCACGCAGTGGCTGTTATACAGATAGCAAGACCCACCAACATCTCCGTTGTTTCTTCGTAGATCTGATCCTTGGGTTTCATATCTAACGACACGACCGCATCCTTGTACTTATTTTGCGTATCTTCCTTGAGAAATTGCAGTGAATGATACGACCCCCGTTTTGTGACGGGAACCGTTGACACAATACGGTGCGTAGGTAAGCACGTCCTTGCTTCCTCCACAACTGTATAGTCATCTGTTTGAATGAAGAACACCGTTGATGGTGTGTACGACACCTTCGACAGTATATCGGCAACGGCTACATGTGGAGTCTCTCTGATCTTATCGCCACGACGAACGAATAGAGCTGTGTACTCAGAGCCTATCTGACGTCGAAGATGGTTGATTCGCTCCTTGATTTCGGGTCGAAGAGCAAAGAGGCTCTGAATACACTGGGAGTATTCGTAGAAGGAGTACCGTGGATGTATATCGAGCATCATATGCGACGATCGAAGAACGTTCTTATGAACTGGAAAGCCAGTTCGAACCTTTAAGGAGGTAAAGTAATCGTGCCAACCCTCACGATAGGTGTACGGCCAATCACGGTGTTCAATATAGAACGGAACTCCGAGTGAGCGTGCGTGAAGATAGGCATTGCACATAAAAAAGAAAACAGAGAAGAAGCCCCCGCCATTGTTGAGTCCTCTGTTAAGTTGAAAGATGATTGCGTCGGGTGTGGTCATTTTGGCTCCGTATTATAATTAATGAGTACATACGAATCATACGTGGATAGACTTATCCATCGGCCACAGAGGCAATGGGACAGTGACCCCCTGATTGTCTACAATGAAACGTTCTCTGACAAGACACCAACCTTTAGTCTGGTCATGCCCATTCACAATCAGGCAGGAATCGTCAAGAATATTCTGACAAGCCTCGTTATCAACACTCTGGGGTCGTACGAGATGATACTTATCTTAGATGGATGCCGAGACTCAACGAGACAGGAGGTTCTTGATTGGATCAGGGAGACGTCTCGTCCAGCGAACCTCTACAAGATATATGTTCACGAAAACCCCACTGGTATCTTCGAGACCTCCTGCGATAACCAGGGATTTGTGATCTCACGTGGCGAGTTCATTGTTGAAATCCAAGCGGACATGCAGATGTTAACGATGGGGTACAATCTTGCCCTGGCCGTACCCATGGTCTTGTTTGAAGACCTTATTGCTGTGAGTGGCCGATGCTGTCATGGTCTGAATGTAAAGACGCCCTCTCATAACGTCGGAAAGGTAGGTATGAAAACAGATACACCCCATGGTCTACCCTCGTTTGACTGGTTTAATCGTGTTGTTCTTTCCCACACCGTGAACCGTGGTCCTTTAGCCCTAAGACGGAGCATGGTAGAACAACTTGGTTATCTTGACGAAGAACACTACGTTCTCGGCAATGACGAGCACGACCTCTTCTCTCGGGCCTGGGTCGGAAGACAGTGGAGAACAGGGTTTGTCCCCGTAGAAGTCTATTCTCCTCAGCACTGGGGATCGACTCGAAAGGGAATGCCTGCTGATACACGTGCGTACCTAACAAGGCGCGAATCGAAAGAAGGAGGTGGATTTATGTCAAAGAACAGAGATCACATTCTCTATCCCTCGGCTGATGTACGGCAGATTCCCATCGATCGTCAACTGTATGCTGTTCAAATTCTTATGAAAGAACAATGATCTCGGGTCGAGAGTTCGCAAACATCTCGAGGTGGATATTCGATACTCGCTACTCGGACAAGGCCTTTTCTCCTATTGCCTCGACAAACGGAGATCGCGTCTTTATCAACGGTGATATGCTCGATGAGTTCTTGCAGAGGAAGAACTCCAATCTCTTTTCAAAGGCTAAGAAATTCAACTACTTCATTCATAACTCAGATCTCGCCTTTGACGAGGCCCGTTTATATAAGCTTCTGCCCCATGCGATGCATATCTACGCAATCAACACGACCATACGTCATCCACAGTTGACGACCATACCGATCGGCTTTGCCGATAAGACACTTGACTTCGTAAAGACGTTCAAGCCGAAGACGGTCGAACGTGATATCGAGATCTACCTCAATGTGAGTGTGGGATCTACCAACGAGCATCGCTACCGAGTTCGCAGAGTATGTGCAGAAGCCTTTGTCAACGACCCGCGGGTTGTTGCCAAGACAAACCGATCGTTGGAGGACTACTTTGACGACCTATGTCGGTCCAAGTTTGTTCTGTGTCCGCAGGGAACAGGCATAGACACCCACCGCGTCTACGAGGCCATCTTGTGTGGAGCTACTCCAGTCGTACTTCATAGTACACTGGACCATCTCTATCAACGGCTTCCTGTTTGTATTCTTGATTCGTGGACGGATCCACTCTATGTCCCATCATCTGTTACGCAGACACCAGGCTCTGTACTTGCTTTGAATAGGTTCGTTCCCGAATAAATACGATATCAATCTGAAAAGTCATATTCTGAATATAATGAAGCTCCGAGATATCGAACGGCACAAACCCAATCGAGTTCATGTACTGAATGTACTCGCAAAACGAGGGACACCCTTCGTTGTACTGTCCGGCAAAGGGACACTCAAGCAGTACCACATCTGCACGGCCAACAAGCGAGACTCCACCCTTCAGGATCTCAAGTTCTGCACCCTGGCAATCGATCTTGATGAAGTCAAAGGTCTGTGTCGGAAAGAGAGTGTCCAGTGTCGTTGTCATGCGAGTCAGAGGTGTAACCGAGGTGTAGTGGTGAGTCAGTTCACGAAGAATAGAGTCACCTGTGCTACCGTTAGACCACCACTGTACAGGCCCTACACTTGAGCTCACAAGTTCTCGAATCAGAGTCGCGTTAACCGAAGTCAGCTGGGGGTGATTATTGGCCTCAATCATCGTGTATGATGCCCGAGGGAACACAGATTGCGTAAAGCGAGTCCAATGACCATGAAAGGCACCGATATCAAGCACCGAGTTAGGAGAGAATCCGATTCTCTTAAGACGCTCGTACGAGGCAGAAAGACTCATTTGTAGATACTAGATGTGGGCGTATAAATTACTGAAGGAACACCTTATCGAAAATATCCATCACCTTTTCGGGTGTGTAGTCAAGGTAGCCGGTCTTCGACATGTCCATCTTCCACTCTCCCGACTCAATAATACGGATAAGGTCCTCCTTATTCGAGTACTGGCAACAGACACCCTTCGAATTTACGATATGTGCCTTCTCGGGTGAGTGTGCCCAGGTTACGAATGGCTTTCCAGCGACAGAGAACTCGCCACAGGCAAGTCCAAACGTCTCTCCGCGGTAACGTGCATGGAGCATGACATCACAGGTATTAATCATCTTGCGCTTGACATACGAGTCCGTTGTAACTGGAAGATAGACAAGACGAGGATGACTTGCAAAGTAGTTAGTTGCCATACAAACAAACCACATCGTTGGATTGCGATCCAAAAGCTCAAGGATAGATTGGTGAACAAAGGGCAAATCAAACGACCCTGCTGATCCATATCGTCCGATCACGATAGAGTCTACAGGGATACCAAGTTCGTCCCGAAATGAGTTACTGTGACTATCAATTCGGACCATGTATGGTACAACAGGAATACTCGTCTTAAAAATCCGATTAATATCATTGTGAATCGCAGCATAGACATCACCATGAGGCTGATTTGATGTAAAGACACAGTGAATCACGCACTTGCAGGCGTCCGTACCGAAGATATCCCACTCTCCCGACTTCTGTGAATAGCACACGTCAACAGCCTGGTTCTTGATGACGGCATTGATATCCTGACGAGTTTGCACATAAAACACCTCAAACCTCTTTTCAAACTTCTCGTAGATAGGACCGTACTGATGCTTAAAATCACGAGTAATGATGATAGACTTGTTACCAAGGATCGTCTCATTGCAGTCGGCATAGTCATAAGTCGCTACCTCAACACCACCGAACGAGATACTGTTCAATACAAAGGCAACCTTCATTGTGATATGTCTTATATCATAAGAACAGACGTAAATTAAAATACGTTTGGTATTATTTCATAGCGTCTTGGTGATGTACAATGTTAGCTATTCAATTGAACGGTGGTTTAGGTAACCAGCTGTTTCAACTTGCCTTTGCTGAAACACTTGCCCGCGAGACAGATCGTACTCTAGCGATGTTGAGCTACGAGAGTCCAAGTACCGCACACTCAAAAGCCTCCTATTTTCAGTCTATCTTCAAAGATTTCACTACCTGTCCGCTCTTGTTGTCTCCGTCGTCTACGTTTAAGGAGACCTCCTTTCAGAGAATCTCTTCCCTGCCTTCCGTTACTGAGGCCCCTAACCTTTGTGCTGATGGCTACTTTCAGAACTGGGAATACGTCTCTCCCTCCTTTATCGAACGACTTCGACTTCCTCCTACACCCTCAACAGACACGGCCTTCTTACATATTCGGGGAGGGGACTATGTGAACAACTCCTTGCATGGCTTGGATTTGAACACCTACTACGAGAAGGCTACCAAGCTCTTTCCAACAGATACGCTGTTCTACGTGTTCACGAATGATCTCGAACATGCAAAGTCTATGAGTTTTCTCACGGGCCTTCCTCATTGTTTCATCGTAGCTGACGAGGTTACCTCGCTGGCGATGATGTCAAGATGTTTGAGAGGAGGAATATGTGCGAACTCTAGTTTCTCGTGGTGGGGAGCCTTTCTCAATCCAAACGAGCTGATCGTTATGCCAGACACCTGGTACAAGGATCCCACACTACATATCGAAGGATACTACTTTCCTCGTGTGATCCGTGTCTCTATTTAGTCACATCGTTTTTATAATACGAAATGGTTTGCATAGTCTCAGCTTACTACAAGATTCCTAGTAAGTTCCCTCACTCGAAATACCTGCCCCATCTTATTCGATGGTTTAAGAGTGTCGGAACTCGACCAAACATACACTTTTTCACCAGTGAGGATGTCTTTGATGAACTACAGAAACACGTCAACACAACAGGGGTTACCTTTCACTTTCTTCCCTTCAGCGAGATCACCGCTAACGATCTTGGACGTGATTTTTGGCAGAGACAGTATGATCGTGACCCCGAGCGGTACCACACGCCGGAACTTGGAATGATATGGTACGAGAAACGTCACTTTGTACGTCGTGCTATGGAGATCGACGACTCGTCAACCTTTATCTGGTGTGATGCCGGATGTGTACGAGATGAGATATCCGAGAGTAAGGCAAGAGAGTTTGGAACAAGAGGTCTAGGTATAGACGATAACAAGATCCATCTTCAAATCGTGTCAGAACTCGTTCCAAAGGATTTTTATCAGTTTCCTGACGTATCGATAGCAGGTGCGATTATAGCAGGAAATAGGTCAGCATGGACGACCTTCATCAAGCATTACGAAGCATCTCTTCACGAGTACGATGAACAGGGTGTTTCAGGTATTTCAGACCAGTATGTTACATCTCAATGTGTCAAAAAATATAAGAAAGACTATGTCTTACACAGGGAAACGACTCAGGTAGACACCTGGTTTCAACTTCTTGAAATCTTATGAGTACCACTTTCCAATTTTCTTAAGCAACTCAATCTTCTCATACTTTCCTTGAACGTGATTTGCATGAAACACTATGATCTTCTCTGCATCGACCATAGAGTGTATTAAGCAATAACCGCACGTGAAGTCCTCCATCGGAAACTCTGTGAGCTTGGCATCAGGGAAATTACGTATGTCTGTAATATTTGCATCATTGAACATCTGTCGCTGACACTCTTGGTCATTCAACTGTAATCTTTCCTGATATGTCTGGAGAGTCTTGAAGAATTGAATCGTCCTCTCCGTATTTCGGAGGACAAAGTTTCCAGTGCATGTCCAAGGATGATACGGTTCATTCGGAGGGGGAGCGTCGCGCTGGTAGACAATGTCATAATCTACATACGCAGAGTAGTACCCCTCAGTGGGCTCTGTACAGAATACGACATCGCTATCCACAAAGTGTATAAATTCATACCGTACAAGACCATCGCAAATGACTTCCTGCTTGAGCTTGGTTATGTTGTTAAACGATTCGCTACCATAGCTAGCGAAATCCTTTGAAACGCTACGTTCAAAAAGAATGATCTCAACGCGGTCCGACGAATAGGTCTGTAAGGCGTCAAGTGTCTCGGTGTCCAGGCAGTACATCACAAACTTGTGGTTCTGCAAGACATCCTTGACGTTCTTCAATAGATTAGTGGCAAGGTCGATGTATCCAAGGCTCGCAAACGATACAACTACCGGTAGCATTTGATTTTAACAGTATAATAAATTACATGTAAACGATGGGCTACGAAAAGGCAACGATTGAAAAGCTACTGAATGTACTTCAGGAGAATAATGTCACCCTGAAAGGTCTTCGTCTCTTCGAATTGGGTAACCAAGAGGTATACGGGATAGAGAAGGCTTTTGAGCTCTTTTCTAGGTTTGGTTATACGCCTAACTCAACAATTATAAAGTACTTCTTTGAGTTTCTGGGTATCAAGTACACCTCGGTTGACTATAACGGACTCGATGGAGCTCATAAGCTTGATATTCGTCAGGATATCAGTGGTTATTTTAACGAAAAGTTTGATGTGCTAACCAATCTTGGTTTCACAGAGCACGTAGGCGAGAATAGTGATTGGTCGACGATTCTTGCAGCACAGTATGCAGCGTTTAAGAATCTTCATGATCTGGGTTCAGACAAGGCTATCTACTACCACTGTGTCCCCCTTACTCGCAATTGGTATAAGCATGGGGTGTGTGACTATAGTCTTGAGTTTTTCAGTAAACTTGCTGAGGTCTGTGGATACACCATTCTCAAGGGTCCGTTTATTGAGGATTATCATGTGGAAAAGCAGGCGTCCGTGTTTTTCAGAAAGACACCAGAGTCCGTTTTTCCGTCATTTGAGACCTTTTGTCAGATCCCCGGTCTACGTACGACACAGTACGACTAAACGGAGACACTCTGAGATTTAATAATCAGTAGATTATTGTCATATATATTGTTGGGGTGAGGTAGCCGTACAAGTTCAAAATCAAGATGAGCAAAACGCGAACGCCATTCTAAGATCTTCAGGATGAACTTTTGGATATCCTCATTCGAGATATCTTCGATAACATAAATCCCGTTGGGTCGAAGCTTATGTATGCTATTTTCAAAAAAAGTGACATTCGCTTCGAAAGTGTGCAGTCCGTCTTCGACTATGATATTCATATCGGGCAGATCGTTCCACATAGAACGAATTACGTCAGGGTTCGTTTGGTCGCAATACACTGTCGTAATTCTATCTTCGTTAAATAAGATTGTCCTGTCGATATCGGCACCGTAGATATGCGCACCTTGAAAATAGTCACGCCATCCGTAAAGAGATGCACCAGGTCTACCGTTTACACCCATATTCGACTGCAGTGCAGGGTTATTAGTACCCAGTCCGAGCTCAAAGACGTTTATGTTAGAATGTATCAGATGTTGAAACAGTGAATCGTAAACGACGGTGTATGTATGCCAAGACGTACCCCTTGTTTTCGGACCCTTGTCACTGCCGTAGTGATCCATCAGTCGACAGAGTAAGGTTAACATGCTTACTATTACCCGGGTCAAACACCGACACCTACAAACGAAATGTACGAGGGTTTCCTCTCACATTTTGTTTTGTTTTTTGTTTGTTGTGCGTTTTGGTTTATGTTTACGCGTTTAGTTGGAGTACGCGAGGCCACCCATACCGGACATCACGCGGAGCACGTTGTAGTTCACGGCGTACACGCGCACCTGGGCCGTACGACCACCGCGCACCGTGTTGACGGACACCGTCAGCTGGAGCGTCGCCTTGTCGATACGCGAGAAGTTGCACGTGCCGGACGGCTGGTGCTCCTCAGGCTTCAGCGCAAAGGAGTACACGCAGATGCCGACCGCGGGCGTGCGCGTGTGGTGCTGGTAGGGCTGGACGCGGTTGAAGTAGCGTCCCTCGCGCTCCGTGAAGCGGTCCTGGCCGTTGAGCTGGAGCTTCGCCACCTCCGTGGGGTTCTTGCCCTCGCACTTCACGCCAGACGAGAGCACCACCTTCGCGAGCAGGTAGTTCGTCGTGTCCTCGAACACCGCCTCCGCCGTAAGCGCCGCCTGGGCCAGCGTCGAGTTGGACGTGTCGAGCCACGAGGCACCGCCCAGCGAGGGGCCCGTCGCAATGCCGATACCGGGCAGGTAGGGGCCCGAGGGGCCGTCACCCGTCGTCGTCGGGACCGTGCCGAGCTGGGCCGTCGAGCCACCAGACTGGCCAGTGCCCAGACCACCGCGCGCCAGGACGTCCATCACCACGCCCTCCGTGGAGAAGTCATCCGTGTAGTTGAAGGGCTGCATGCCGTTGACCTCCGCGATGAACGGCTGGAAGGGCGTGCAATCCACGTACGAGTCGCGCTGGACCACCCACACAAGCTCCTTGACGGGGTGGTTGAAGTTCAGCTGGATCTTGTTCGACGAGGACGTGATCGACTCCGCGCCCGTGAACTGGAGCTGCTCAATCAGGTACTCGTGCGTCTGCTGGGCGAACCGGCGACGCTCCTCCGTGTCGAGGTACACGTAGTCAATCCACAGCGACGCGGCCGTGAGGGACTGGATGGACGTCGGCGCCGCAGACGAGCCAACCAGCTCGTAGTACGTGCAGTTGATCCACTGCTCGAACTCGATGTTGATGCGCACCTCGTGGTACTGGAGCGCGATGAGCGGGATCGCCAGGCCGGGGTTGCGGCAGAACCAGAACTGGAGGGGGATGTACAGCGTCTTCGCCGGCGTGCCCGCGCGAGGGGCGCACGAGTTCGTCAGCTCCGAGCCCGCGCACGACGCATCGAGCTGGTAGCCCTTGCGGTCCTTCATCAGCACGAGGTCGTGCGTGTTGCCGATCATGTCGTCAAGCGCCTGGATCGTGCCCGGGTCCTGCGAGAGTTGCGTCCAGATCTGCATCCAGTCGCCGTACTGGCGGTCAATGCGCTGGCCGCCGATCTCGAGCTCGACCGTCTTGATGAGGCGGTGGCCGATGTAGTTGAGCCAGCGGAAGCGGTTCAGCTGGGTCGCGACCGCGATCAGGTCGACCGCGGGGAGCACAACCTGGACGTACGTGCGGTACATCAGGTCCGCGTTACGGTTGATGATGGCCGTCACGCGCTTGTTGAAGTCCGCCTGGCCGTTGAACGTCACCTCAATCGACTCCATGGCGAAGTTCGTATGGCGCTTGTAGAGCACCTTCCAGAACGTGATCTGGGGGTTGCCGGAGATGTAGATGTCCTGCGCACCGTAGCTGACAAGCTGAAGAAGACCGCCACCCATATCGTGTGTATGATACTAACCAAGAAAAATTATTCTGGCCTCACGGCGACGCATAGAATTTGCGGAGGTAGGTGTCGTACAAGGGAGGCATAGGGCGATCACCAGGAACGGAGACGTATCGTGCAGGGCTATTCGGATCACAGGGGAAGATACCCAGTTGCATCTTTCGGAAAATGATAGCCTCGTCCGTGTACTCGGGTTTGTTGTACTCCTGATGTGCGAAGTTAATGAGCTTGTTCTGAATAAAGGCTGGGTCCCCAAAAAAGGTAAGATGCCAGCCTCCGATCTCAGGAATAACATGCATGTCTCGATGGTAGTTTTTACGCAAAAAGTGATGAGAACGTCCTAATTCACGCATTGCCTTTCCAGAAACAAGTCGGGTAGCGATGCATTCACCCTCGTAAAGGTGAGTATGGAGATTGTACGCATAAATGTCCATCGGAATACCATGATAGTAAATCGGTAGTTCTCCCGAACGGACACGGCGAAGAAGATCAGGGCTAATAATCTCATCTACATCTGCAATTGTGAACACGTCTTCGTCGCTCAACTCTAGGAACATATATCCACGCAAGATGCAGTCCCGTTGGTGAAACTCATTCTTCCACTGGTCGTTATTTTCATAGTTGATGTTGGGAAAGATGCAGGGCATATCGCGAACGACCACATGGATGATCTTGTTTGCCCACCTTGCGTAACGCTCCTTATTCTGATCGTAGTACAGAGGTTTTTCCTTACCGCTGAAGGTGTGTGTTGCCTCCACTAGAACAAAGTAATCAACAACCTCGTCCAAGGCTGCAAGGCGATATTCAAGCATATCAAGTTCATTGTAAAAAGTGAATCCGTCAATAATCTTCATATTTCTATTTGGACCTCTGTGCTTTTAAGTCATTCATAGAACTTACGAAGGTAGATCTCATAGTTTTGGGGTAAGGGCAGATGACTCGGAACAGGAACGTACACAATAGGAGTATGGTAACCTCCATCTCCAAACAGCGACTTACGTTCACGTACACGGGTCTCAATCCTCTCCTCGTTCGTAAAGAAGGGATTGTTGTACTCATAATGCGCAAAGTTGGTAATCTTGTTCTTTATGAAGGCCGTATCTCCAAAATACGAGAAATGCCAACCACCGTGGTCACGGATGATATTCGCATCTTTCGAATCATTTAAGCGCAGTTCGGTGAGGGTCCGTCCCAGCTCCTTTAAGGCCTTGAAGGTGACCAAACGCGCTGCTGTCCATAGCTCGCGACCCATGTAACAATGCAGATTGTAATAGTAGAAATCCATCGTCACGCCCGTGTAGTAAACAGAGACCTCTCCAGAACGAACCTTGTTGAGAAAGACCGGACTGAAGATCTCGTCCAGGTCCGATATCAGCAAGATATCCTCGGGTCGAACATCTAGCCCCTCAAGACCTCGTTCAATACAGTTCCGCTGATGATGTTCGTTCTTCCACTGTTCCTCCTTCTCATAGTTGATATTGGGGAAGATGCAGGGCATATCACGAACAATCACATGCGTGATCTTGTGTGCCCACTTCGCGTACCGTTCCTTGTTCAGTTCATAGTATAACGGCTTCTCCTTACCTGTAAAGGTATGCGTTGCCTCAACCAGAATGAAGTGGTCAACGGTATCGTTCATCGTGTCCAGACGACACTCAAGCATCTCGAGTTCATTATAAAACTGAAATCCAGCAATAATTTTCATTTCTTACTTCGAACCCTGTGTCTCTAAGTGAGACAAGTAACATCTACGGCACAGAGTCGTGTAGGCATCCTCTCCACCCGGCATAATCTTAGCAGTGATGGTCGTATCCTTGCGACAGGTAAAGAGCCCTGGGGTCCCGTTCTTGCAAGTGGTACAGAAGGCCGTCAGTCTCTCCACCGTGTCACACAGAGGAATACAGTTCAGAATATCTCCAAACCTCTTGCGACGGTAATCGCCGTCGAGCCCCGAGATGTAGACAATCTTATCCTTCGTCTCGGCAACCCAGGTAACAAACTCGATCAGACCCTCATAGAACTGGGCCTCATCGATCATGATAATATCGTAATTATCAACCGTTTCCATCTCAACCTCAGTCAACCATGCGGCATAGACATGGGTGACGGGAGTTGTGTTGGGATACTCCGAGCGTGCGTACGGGTGTGTGATCAACATAATACGACGACCAATACTCGAATAACGCTGGGCAATATCCTGAAGACGCTGTGATTTACCTGAAAACATCGGTCCAAGAATTACGTGGACCGGCATTAGTATTTAGTGGCGACGTGTATGAAAGCGACGCCGACGACGCGTACGCCGACCCGCTGTGTTCAGCACCTTACGACCAAACGCATCACGCGGAGGAGGCTTGGCAACCGGCCGGAGCGTATCCTTGGCCTTGACCAGCTCAGGGACCAGGTTCTCATCACCACCGCGAATGCGACGGCTACGACGGCGACGACGTCCACCCTGAATCGGGCCAAAGAGTTCCCCATTGTTCACGGGAACGTAGTCACCACTCCAGACCTTAATCATATTCCCTGTGGAGCTCGCGTTGCCTCCACGCATACTACGACGACGACCGCCCTGATAGTTAGGGCCAGTCCTCGCCGGCGGTGTAACGGAGTGATATTCGTTATAGGTCATTCTTGTGTAGAGTCAAGATTTTTAGCGCACTTACGCCTTGGAGAGGATGTGCGCCTTCTTCGCGCGGGCACGGAGCGTCGCCTTACGCCCCGACGCCTTCAGACCGTGGGCCTTGAGCACACGCTTGAGCGCCTTCGCCGAGGGGCCCGCGCGACGAGTACGACGACGACCAGCAGTGGCAGGAGTCATGTGCATTTTGTTTTAACGCAAGAAAGTTTCACGAGAGGCGCGGGAAACTAGAAATGGACCCCCTGGCGATTGGCTGTATTATTGGCTTTGTTGTCTTCGGGACCTGCTTTGCTGCAGGGTGCTATCGTCTTCGCTCTCGTCCGCATAAGCTTGCAAAGTCTCCCTCGGGTGCCGAACTGGTCTCGGAGGTAGACAACAATGAACCCAGGATCGTCCTGCATGATCCCCATGACGACCCCGTCTCGTTCTAGAAAATGGATTTGGGTTCGCCAGGTTCATCATGAAGCCCCCTGATAAAATGAACGAGACCACGATTCGCAAGTTTCTCTCGGCGTGCCGTATGGGCAAGGCGGATGTCGTCCGTAACATGATTGCGGACCCGGACTTTGATGTGAATGTGCGACTGCCTGGCGGGCAGTGGGCACTGCGCGAGGCGGTTGAGAATGTCAAGATCGACATTGTCGAGATGCTACTCGCTCACCCCAGGATCGACGTGAACCAGATTGACCTTGCCTGGGATTCTGCGCTACATCGGGCGGTGATGATCTACGGCGGTAAGGGCAAGCAAATCCTGGAGTTGCTGCTTGCTCACCCCGACATCAACGTGAACATCATGACCCGTCGCATCTTTGAGCCAGATGGCGGGATCACACCGCTCATGTATGCCTGCGAGCATGCGCATGTGCCGAATCGAGCCCACGCAATCGAGCATTTGCTAGCACGCTCTTAAATCGGTCTTAAGATTAGCCATGATAAATACATATGTTCGAGGATTGCCAGGTTGAGCTTCTGGAGGTCTTCGGCAATGATCTGACGGTCGTGAATGCGGCCCGTGTGTCTCTAGGTAAGCACGTTGATGAGTTCTCGGACAAGGATGCCAAGCTCATCAAGTATCTCGCTGATCACGAGCACACCTCTCCATTTTTTCATCCTCAGCTTCGATTCCGTCTGAAGATGCCGATCTGGATGGCTCGGGAGTGGTTTCGGCACACGATTGGGTTCTCTCGCAATGAGGTGAGCCGTCGGTATGTCGATGATCCTCCGACCTTTCACATTCCCTCGTTTCGTACGCGGGCTCCTGGCAAGAAGCAGGGGAGCAACGACGATGTCCACCCAGACACGGTGGCTATGATTGAGTTCATGAAGCTCAAGTGCCAGGATGCCGTTCACGCCTACAATCTGATGTTAAAAAATGAGGTTCCACCCGAGCAGGCTCGGATGGTGCTTCCGCAGAATATGATGACGGAGTTTATTGAGACGGGTTCGTTAGCGGCCTACGCGCGCCTGTGTCATCTGCGTCTGGGCCCCGATGCCCAGCGAGAGATTCGTGAGGTTGCTGGAAAGGTTAGCCAGCTAATTCAGGTGAGGTTTCCGGTGAGCTGGAAGGCGCTCACTCCAGGATCATCTTAGGCGTAATGTGCATTGCCTCAAGCTCCTGCATCCACAGCTTCATCGCATATGGCAGAGTCTTCACTACAAAGTCGGTCTTGTTGCCACATGACCCGCACGAGTAGATACCCTCAACCGGATTGACCACGGCCAGCGTGCCACAGGTCTTGCAAATACCCGTCTGGAACGGGTCGGATACATCCATCAGACGCTCCTTGGTAAACACCGAGATGCCGTGTGAGATCATACAATCCCTCTCCATCTCTCCCACGCGGAGACCACCATCCCGAGACCGTCCCTCGCAAGGCTGACGAGTGAGTGAGACAATCGGACCACGAGCCCGAGAATGCTTCTTGTCGATCACCATGTGCTTGAGACGCTGATAGAAGGTCGGTCCCATGAAGATCTCCGCCTGCATCATCTCGCCTGTCTGGCCGTTGTACAGAATCTCGTTGCCGTACGGATGCATGCCCATATCGATCATATGCTTCTTGAGATCCTCGACCTTCATATGCGTGTAGGGCGTGCCATCACCCAGGGTTCCCTTACGCACACCAATCTTGCCGAAGATGTTCTCCATCAGCTGTGCGATGGTCATGCGAGACGGCACAGCGTGGGGGTTCATGATCAGATCAGGACGCAGACCCGCAGCCGTGAAGGGCATGTCTTCCTCATTCAGGAGCATGCCCACCGTACCCTTCTGACCGTGACGAGAACTGAACTTGTCACCAATCTGGGGAATACGTTCAGACACCGTGCGGACCTTGATGAAGGGGTAGCCATCCGAGTTCTTGTCCTGCCAGACCCCGTCGATACGGCAGGTCTCCGAGTTCTTGTGTGTCGTCGAGGCATCGCGGTAGGTGTACCCGGCCGTATCGTTGCGGAGATTGACGACCTTGCCGATCACAACATCATTCTCGTTGATGGTCGAGTGAAGGATCGGCATACCGTTCTCAGAGATCGCTGCATAGCTCGTGTTCTTGAACTTGCGGGTGTTGTGCTTCTGAGGACGCATGAACTTCTCCTCCCGACCCGAGGTCACATTGCGGTGCTCCTCGTCCTTGTACATCCCGTAGTACAGACCACGGAACAGACCACGATTCACAGCGGACTTGTTCATGATGATCGAGTCCTCCTGATTGTACCCACCGTAGCAGGCGATGGCGACCACGGCGTTGATACCGAAGGGCATCTCGTGCATCTTGAGGATCTTCATAGCCCGCGTCTCCACGATGGGACGGGTCAGAGAGCACAGGACGTAGGCGTTCTTGTCGAGACGCTTGGCGAAGTTTCCGGCGTAGACACACATGGCCTGCTTACCCATGGCTGACTGGTAGGTATTACGAGGGGACTGATTGTGATCCGAGAGTGGAATCGTGGACGCCATATGCCCGACAATCAGAGAGGGATGAATCTCGAAGTGCGTGTGGCACCTGGGAATCGCATCCTCCTTCCGAATCGCAATACGCAGAGTCTCGGTCTCGGAGGCATCGACGTAATCGACACAGGACTTGACCCAGTTGTTCCAATCCTTACGAGCCTCTCCCTTCGGCTCCTCCGACCCGACGCGGAAGACAGGACGCACGAACCGTCCACCGTCCGTCTCGATGGTGATCGTGTCCATCAGCGTGTACCAAGCTACCGAGATATGAGGATGAAGACGGTGAGTCTGCTTAGCCTTGCGGAGTTGGGTGACCACTGTGTTAGGATCGTGCGTGTACCCGACGATGACGCCGTTGACCGTGATCGAGGTTCCCGTGTAGACCTTGGGTGTCGCAATCCACTCGAGCTTGGAGTTCTCATGCAGGAAGTGAAGGACCGTGTTCGACGGGATGTGCTGGGTCACCGAGGTCAGCAGGCTCATGTTCTTCACAATACCGACCGAGTGTCCCTCTGGAGTCTCGACGGGACACACGAAGCCCCAGGACGTACCGTGGAGCTTACGAGGAGCCAGGAGCTTACCCGACTTCTCCACCGGAGTCTGAATACGACGGAGATGGCTGAGCGTCGAGGCATAGGACATCCGAGCCAAGACCTGCGAGACACCGACCTTGGTCGCGTTGGACATGGAGGCTGACGACGAGCTTCCGAGACCCTGAACCGTGAAGTTACCCGTAGCAAGAGCCTGCTTGAGCTTGCCCTCAATCGCCGAGAGCTTGAGGATCTTGTAGAGATTGTTGATGTTCAGAATCTCCATCGGACGAGGAGCCACCACACCGTCCGAGTTCAGAGCCTTCTTCCAACCGTCGTTGTTGACCTCCTGAACAAACTCATTGCGAGTATCGTTACAGACCTTCTGGAAGAGCTGACGGAACAGATGGGTCAGCAGGGCACCTGTGGTCACCACCCGCTTGTTGGGATAGGCATCACGATCATCGAGAGGGATCTGCTTGCAGTATGTCAGCAGAAGACGACGAATCATGCTCGACATCAGCACGACCTTTCGGGCGTTGTGAACCGAGAGAACAGGAGTCTCACCCGCGAACTTGACGTGAGGCAGAAGCTCCGTCGTGAGAAGCTGACGGACGTAGGCACACTTATCCTCCTGGTTCGTTCCGTACTGCAGGTGGTTCGTGAGGTACTGAATGGCCTCCTCCTGCGTGAACACATTGATCTCTGCCGCATCGCGGAACGAGGCAGCCAGAAGATCAGCATGGATCTCCGTCTCTGAGCCCCAGATCAGACGGGTGATGGCCTTGTCCGAGACCACACCCAGAGCACGATAGAAGACCACGACAGGAATGTCCTCGCGGAAACGGGGAACACAGGCCATCAGCGGGTTGCCGTAGCCATTGAACTTGGAGCTCAGGCGGATCTCCAGCTTCTTGGGAGGCATGGTGAAGGACTCGTGAAGAGACTTGATCTCGACCGAGTACAGATGCTTGGATGCCGTCTTCTTGTTCATGAAGATCATGATGCGATTGTCAGCGACCTTCTCCTGGCACAGGATCGTACGCTCAGAACCGTGAATGATGAAGTAGCCGAGAGGATCGTGAGCACACTCGCCATACTCCTCCATGCTCATCGGATAGTCCTTCAGCAGACAGAGACTGGACCCCAGCATGACCGGGAGCTTGCCGAGAGAGATGCCCTCAAAGACACGAGACTCCTCATCGTAGGTATCGAGTAGAGGACCCTTGTAGGTCCGGGCGATGAAGCGGATGTCGACGTACATCTGAGCCGAGTAGGTGAAGTTCCGAATACGCGCCTCCATCGGCAACATCGGCTTCACACGACCCGTCGCCTCTTGAATGCGAGGCTTGATGTACGTGACGTTCTCAAAGGATAGCTTGAACTCATACTTGTACTTCTTGATGGTCTCGTCCTGCTCGTGCCACACTGTGATTGGAGGTGTAGACTGAATGATCAGAGGGATCTTTGCCCGCACGAAGTCCTCAAACGAATCGACCTGATGGTCGACCATACGGCGAACGCCATTGGAGAAGTACGAGCTGACGGCATCCCATTCCGTTGAAGACGTCATGGTATCTATTTGGGGTCTTCCAATCTGTAAATATATCTATCCGTTTTGAACAAGAGCAATGTCTGGTGTCAAAATCCAAAAGGTTGGCGGAGATGGGGTTGCCATGCCCCCTCCCTCCAAGCCTGTAGGAGCAACGCGCAAGAACACCATGCGCACCTTCCCGCGCGGGATCATGAAGGGATCTCGTGCTCATCGATCGTCGCGTGGATCCGATCCTCTGTCCAAGGGCTTTGTTCCTGTGAAGGATCCGGCAAAGTCTCCCCCGCTCAAGAAATCAAGCAAGGGGACCCTCCGTATTTTGACGGATACAGGACTGAAGCAGCGTCGCAAGACCATCAAGAACTCTGTTCGGGACATGAGCGACGCCAAGGTCCGCGAGACCCTGAAGAAGTCGAAGATTAACGTGGGAGCCAGCACGCCTGCCCACATCGTCCGTGAGATCCTGGAAGGCGGTATGGAAGCCGGGATGATTGTCGCAAAGTAAAGTAATGACATCCGTGTGGGGCCCCCTCGGATGGATGACCATCCACTCGGCCTCATCCTGCTACCCCGACAATCCGACGGAAGCTGAACGAACTCTGATGAAGACCTGGTTAGATATGTTCCAGACGACGATCACCTGTCCCTCGTGTCGCGAGCACTTTGAGGAGACTCTGTCGGGATACCGGCAGCGATTCCCGAACTATCTCAACTCTCGCGCGGACTTCATGATGTTTGTGTTCCGTGCTCACAATGCTGTAAACAATCGTCTGCACAAACCCATCTATGCGACCGTCTACGATTGCTTTGAGGTCCTGCGTAACAACGTCAAGAATCGGACAGCTCGTGATTACCGCATAGCCTATCTCAACCATATTCGTCGGCACTGGAAGACTCTGCAAGATACCTCGGGCATAACAGCTCTGAAGAAGATCAATGAGATGACCAAGATTGAGGTCAGCTACTTCCAGACTCGTGAAAACAACTTTGAGATCATTATTCCCGAAGATTCGACCTTCCTGCCTGCAGCCGCCATGACAGTCGTTCAGCAGGAGACCAACCCGACTCGTTCGATTGATCCTCGTAATGCACCTCGTATCGGCTTCATTGGTGGTCGACTCAGGCTACGATAGAGATGCTCGTCAAGGGCCGAGCTGGATCCCAGGGTAGAGAGATCAGAGGTTCGGTTTCCCACATGAAAGACTTCATCCACATATGCCGAGAGTCCGGTCCCTCGTTATACAACTCGTCGGGGTATCGTGGCGTGCCTGGGAACGAGGTCGTAGGTAGAATGAAGGCTAGCTGATCCTCGATCGTAAACGAGGGCTTCGGGTGGTCCCACACAAAGTCCGTCGGTCTCTCATAATCCACGATAGTCTGCATCAGAGGGGCCTCGGGATACGGATAGAACCAACACCAGTCCAGGACTTCCGAGGTCCGAAAATAGTGAAGCGTCCACTCGTAGGTCTTCCAGTACGCATACACCACCTTTTCCCAATCCAACACACCGTCCATGAGATGAAGGCCCACACGGGTCTCCAAGGCATGGCCGTCAGGAGCCACAATCTTGCGATCTGTATCCTTGGCTCGAGCAACAACGACCTTGGTCTCCTGCTTCTTTACCTCAGTATCCTTGAACTGAAGCGCACGAGCATATCCATCCTCTCGCAGAGAGAACATGGCAACCGTGGGCATGAAGTCGTTGCCGAAGTTCTGGACACACAGCTTCACCCACTCATCGGGATCCATCGGCAGAGCGCCCTTGAGAGCCTCGATACTGAAGGTTGAAAAGCCCTCCTCCTGCTTCTCACGCAGGAGCTTGATCTCACCCAAGAACGATTGGGCAACCGCAATCAGAACCAGATCTGCATCCAACCCGTAGATAACGATGTTCTTGCGTTCTTCGGGACGCATTCCACGAATCCAGGTAAAGATCTTGTGCTCTCCCTCGCCCGGCTCATCGGTTCCCGAGATCTCGCAGTTGGGAAAGACCATTCGCAGAGCGTCCTCCAGGGCGGACATGTAGCGAGTCCCCGGAGAGATCTGGTGCTTGTCGAACTCCGAGGGTCCATCGGGGTGGCGCATACGACGATAGCGTTGCTGGACGATCTTCGCATAGGGGACTAGTCCGTCGAACGCGATAAGTACGCGCTTGGCCTGGACGGTGTCTCGAAACAGATTTCGTAGAGCCACCACGACGCTACCGACAGGGTTTTCCGGGCGTAGATATTTATGGATGAAGGAATTGAAGTCCAGTCCCAAGACGTCGCAGTCGATACGCGCATTTCCTGTATCTTGCTGGATGTGTTTATGCCTCCTCAGCAAGGATGACACATAATACGGGATACCCATTACCGTTTTACGATTCCAACGTCTAAAACGGATTTGGTTTCGCCAACAAACCTGGATTGTGTCCTCAAAGATGCCTGCCTGTAACCTTTGCCTCTCCGAGCTGACGGTCCACTCTGTGTGCGGGACCAAGCGCCGTCGCGGGTGCCGTAACTGCGACAAGTACGTCTGCCTGACGTGTCACCAGGGTATGTCCCTGACCTGTGAAATCATCAACATCGACCAAGAGAAGATGGGCTGTGTCTTCTGTCGCAAGATCGACTACATCCACTTCATGTACAGCCTTCCCTCATCGGTTCTCCACCATGACCCTGATGCTCGTATGTGTTCCAAGTGCGCGGAGGAGATTGTGGTCAAGTAAATAAATGATCCTCTGGCTTGCGTTATTATCCCTCATCGTGCTATTCATGTATTTTTTACTTCCCGTGGCCTTCCCTCCTGAGCCGAAGCCTGGATGCTCTACCTGTCCCAACAAGAATTCTCGCGGTCTTGAATAATGCACGAAGACGACCTCCAAACCTCGAGTCTGTTCAAGGGCGGACGCGGTTGCGGTCCTGGTATGGTTCGTCGTAAGGGTCACATCGCCACTCGCAAGGTGAAGACGATTCTAGGTCGGCTCCTGAAGAGGGGCACGACCTATCGCGTGAAGGCACATTGCGTCAAGGGTGAGGCTAGTGCGAGCATCATTGGACCGCTGAAGAAGGGTTCGCTGACGGACCTGGGCTACAGCGCGGCGGATTCTTCGGCGACTCGTCATGCCTCGCTGTCGAAGGCGGTGGGCAAGTACGGTCGGCTCTCGACGTACCGCAAGCTGAATGCCGTGGCGACTCTGACAAAGAACACAGCACCCGCGAAGGCTGCGGTTTTCAAGGCTGATCGTGACTGGGTTAAGAAAACATATTTCTAAAGACTAATGGCACGTCGCACACGCTCGGGTGTTCCCCTGTACTTCATCGTCGTGGTCGGTGTGGTTCTTCTGCTTGCGGTTTTTTTCATGTCGGGATCTTCGATGATCATGCCTACCGGTCTGGACAAGGGCATTCGTTGCCCGAGCGGAGACTACGGACAGCGTGATTCGGGATGCCCGGCTGGAAAGGTCTGGTGCAAGGATGTGGGCTGTATTGCCGGACTGACACCCGAGGGTTGCCCGGCCGACCAGTTCTATTGCCCCGGCGTTGGCTGTGTGTCTGGCGAAGATAAGTGCAAGCCCATGTCGGTCGGTGGACCGTCCGCTGTCTTCTCCAAGGAGACCTTCGATATGCCGTCCAATACGCCCGTTCCCACAACCTGCCCCGACGGATCTCGTACCACCAACGGTAAGTGCCTGATGGACTATTAACTTGACGTTCAGTAAATGAAGCGCGCCACCTATTTTTACGCGGTGGCGGGGTTCATTGTTGTGGTTGCGATCTTTGGCTATGCCTATATTTATGCGATCAGCTCTCCGTACCTGATCACGGCTGAAGAAGGCAAGCGTCGTATCAAGGCGGGTGAGATCGATCTGATCCTGGATGTGCGCACCGACCTCGAGCTCAGTACTCTGGGATACTATACTGGATCTGTTCACATTCAGAGCGCTGATCTTGAGAAGGAGATGCCGTCTCGCTATCCCGACAAGAACATTCGTATTCTGGCCTACTGCAACAGCGGACAGCGTGCTCGGGCAGCGACTGAGAAGTTACACAAGCTCGGATACAACAACGCGGTCTACATTGCGACCACGTACACGAGCCTTCAGTAATCACATCATCCGCGGTGCGCTGGCCTGACGCTCGAACACCCGAGCATGCATGTGCTGGGCATCAAAATAATCAAACACAGCCTCCTTCACCACAATCGGATCAAAATCCTTGCAAGAGAAGACGTCCAGATACATGGAGTTGTTCTCTTCCACGAAATGAGCACAGATGTTGCTCGTCTCGATCAGCTGGACGAGAGTGTAGCCCTTCTTGTTGCCCGAACCAAACAGCACGACCTGAGGCTCACCGTAGGCGACCATATCGATACGACGCACGAGATCCTTGGCGAAGTTGCGAATCACAGTCGGAGAGCGAATCATCGGACCTGCACACATGGCGGCATCGAGAATCAGGTGCTTACCCCAGGTCGTCAGAGGAGTCGCCATTTAGTATATCAGATCTCGCTGTGTCTAAATATTATGTGACTATAATCAAGAATGGCGCGCGCACCACGGGCCGTGATAGCCGACATAAACTTCGATGAAGATCATGGACGAGACGAAATCACTATAGTCATGTTGTCCAGCGATTTGGGGTTCACCCTAGACTATGCCATTTTGACAGACTCGGCTGACGCAACTAAACGGAATGGTATGACTATACTACAGGCTGATCTCGCGGAGGCCCTACCTGGTGGGCGTTTCCCCCCTCTCACACTTGAGATCTACGTGTATGATGCTGAAGGTGGGATTGAAACCCGAGTGAAGTTTTACTCGGAAGTTGTATCGCATTTTGAGGGGTACATAACCGAAGATGCGAAGAAGACACTTATCGATTTCTTCAAGGGTACTCCTCCGTTTGATCCATCGACACTTCCGAAGGTCAAGGTTCCCAAGGGACAGGCGGACTATATCTTCTGGGCTCCCATTGAAGACGGGACTGTGATGGCGGACTTCAAGAATGAACGTGATGGCTTCCATCGGTACTACACCAAGGAAGGCATGGACAGAATGAACCCCCTGGTAAACATGGGAACGAATCTTCCTCTTCAGCGGTCGGACATCACCTACTATATTGCTGAGCTCGATGATTCCATGCAACCCACGTTTACAGGAGAACCAGAAGGTGGTCGTCGTGGTCGGAAGGCACGCAAGACCCGCCGTCGTACACCGCGAAATAACCGCCGTTCTACATAATGAAGAACGTTGGACTGAACAAGCTCCCCTCCGTTCGTGGGCAGATTGTGAATCTAACAGTGAACCTTGTAGCGATTGCGGTATTCTATGTCTTTCTGGGTGGTCTGCTGTCGTGGTCCATGTGGTGTGCGTTCCCTAGCTTTGACGCCGAGTGGGAGGCGCAGTCGATCGCCTACAAGACCCTGGATGTGGCCATAGAAATATCAATCATCATCATCGTTGCGTTCTGGACGACCTACGTGATTCACTCGTACATTCCTATCCTGCCCGTCACGAGTGCGTTAGAAGGCTACATCGAGTCGTTTGGAGGACAGACCATCTTCGTCTACGCCGTGTTCGTGTTCCTCTCCAATCTGGACGACAAGCTGAAGAATGTCTACCACTCGGCGTTCGGCACAAAGGAGTCTACATGAACGCGTATAAAATACATCGGTGATATCGTCTAGAGGTTAGGACACGAGCCTTTGAAGCTCGGAACCTCGGTTCGATCCCGAGTTTCACCAAATTTTGTCTACATAATATATCAAACATGCTTTGGTACATTCTGTCGACTGCGTTTCTTTTCTACGTGCTGACCCCCGGCATCCTGCTGAGCATCCCCGCGGGTGGCTCGAAGATGACGGTGGCTGCGACGCACGCCGTGGTGTTTGCAATTGTGCATGTGCTGATGCACAAGTACGTGTACAAGCACTAACCCTTTGAAATAACATGGGCGACCAGCGGGTGCTCGAGATGATCGGAGATAGATAACCACGCTAAAAACTCATTAAAGATGCGATCCCCGCGAGGCAAGGGTTCAGGAGGGTAGCAGGCTCTCAACTCCTGAAAGGCCATCAAAGGACGCATGGCGTTCTGCTGCTGCAAGAAGACCATGATGTTCTGTAACTTGGCGAGCTTCTGCTCCTCACTTAGAGCCTTGAAGTTAGCTTGAAATAGGTTGAATGCTCCTAGAGCATCCATATATGATTTCCACAGCCTTCGTGTAATGGAGTTGGAGGAGTCAACGCCCCGACCCGTTCTAGACGTCGACAACCTTGAACCGTTCGAGTGGCCCGAGATTCAGTGGGAGTACATCCTCTCGCCTGCGGTAAACGTGGCTGTCAACGTCTATCGTAAGAAGCAAAAACGTTTGTTTGACTTGTATGATATCACTCATCATCACGACGATCTTGATGATCCTGACCCATTTCAGCCCTATTACGTGTTCTTCGTTCACACGAGCTTTCAGCCAGTGCGCTACGTAGAAACAAATGGGCCCTCTATCCTTTCTTATCTTGGCGTCGACTGTCGCTCTCCGTAACTGCGGTTCGTCGTCTGATCAGGCAACGATCACGAGTTTTGGGTTTAGTCCTGAGAACCCCGTAGCGGGGGACCAGACGGATCTGTGGGTGGCGTATGATCTGAAGTCGGATCTCACGGGTGGGACGGCGACGTACACGGTCAACTTCAACGGCATTCCCCTTCCGGCAACCAAGGAGGATCTGTGTTCGCAGACTGCCTGTCCCAAGGCTCCTGGCTCGTTCAATGAGACCTCGTCGTCGGAGTTCCCGAACGTGTCGGGCAAGATCACGTCGAAGATTGCCTGGACAGATCAGAACTCGAAGCCCGTGTGGTGTATTGAGGCGACGTTTAGAACGACGCAGACGGAGATGCCGACGGGCTTGACGACGGAGATCCCGACACCGTCGACGACGCCGTCGCCCGCGCTGTCGTGGAGACAGACGGTCCTGCGCTATACGTCATGGTATACGGGGCTGACGGAGTCGCCGTCGGGGACTGCAGGGCGGAATGCGACGCCGAAGGACGAGACGTCGGACTTGCGGTGTAAGTATATGCGCTCGAAGTTGGGGATGTCGTGGCGCTGTACGTAAGATTGTAAACCACCGTGCTGTTGTACGAGGTCACGTTGTAAGGCGTAACAACAGTGGTGTCCGTCCGCCGAGTTCCCAGAATACCACCCGCAATCGCACCACCCACGGCGAGACCAGCAAAGAGCACTCCGATCTTCGTGTAGAGGGTCGTTCCAGCAACCTTGACCTCGTTGACCGCCTTGGAGACCTCCTCGACCTTGATCGCAACCTGTTGCATAACCTGGCTAGGGCGACGAATCTCCAGCTGGGCCGCACTGGGACGACGAGAGACAGGTGCCACGCTACCACGGCGAGAATGGGGCGGTGCGCTGGGAGCGGGTGTAACCACGGGTGTCTCCGACATCTGATCTGTTTATGATACTTTCAATATTAAAACAAGAAGATCCTTTTTCAGTGAACCGTAGAAAACGGAATTATCGTGTGCTCAGTTTACACACATACAAGACGTCGTTTACGTGTAGTATGGGTGATATAAGTATGGAGCACGGATGTGTATATCTCATAACAAACACTGTCAATGGTAAGAAGTATGTTGGTCAGCACAATGAACCAACCCCTCATCGCAGATTTCTTGAACACAAAATGAGGGCTCGAAACGGAGGAACTGGATGTCCAGTACTTTACGACGCAATTAGGAAGCACGGTAAAGAAAGTTTCACTATAGAGACATTATGGGTCGGTCCTCGTAGTGAAATGAACGATAAAGAAGTGTACTACGCAGATCTACATAAGACCTATGTTCATAACGATCCGCCTGGATACAATGTTGCACATTGTGGAAATCAACCTGGACTCGGAAGGATCGTTTCAGAAGAAGAGAAGGAAGCGTTTTCTAAGAGGATGAAAGAACTACCTAGAACAGAGACGCATTGTCGACTGATTGGGGAAGGTGTATCCGCTTATATTTCAAATAATCCAGAGATTATGGAAGAGAGATACAAAAGAACCAGCCAAACACTTAAAGAACGAGGACCCACAGGACCGCAGGCTATTGAAGCCGTTCAGAGTAAAATCGAAGCGCAGGAAAAAAGAACAGACAACCTACCAGTCTCAAGTGGTATGCGGCAGATACGAAAGGACGGAAATGTGTGGTGTGTTGACGTAAAGAACAGGGTTCATGGAGTATATCATGCACGATTTAAGACCGAAGAGGCTGCAATCAATGCACGTGATACATTCAAGTCTTCTGGTCTTAAAACACCAACTGAATTTCCGAAGAAAACAAGCGAGTGCGGTTCAATGATTAAGAAAACAAAAGACGGTAAGAAGTTCGCGGTTGATATTCACTCCAAGCGATTTCCAAGCAATTACTATCGTCAGTGGGAGACTCTCGACGAAGCGATCAAAGATCGTGATCGCGTGCTCAAAAGCTTTGAGTCGGACACCTCTTGAAATCATTAAAAAAGTATTTTTCGTCTAAAACGGATTCTCTTGCCTCAGGAAGACTAGCCAGTGTCCCTGATACAAGATGCCTCCCAAACTCGTGTTTCGAATGACGCAGGATGAGATGTACAAGCTCTATGCGAGCTACGCTGACAACGGTACGGAAGAGGGTCGATCGATGGGGACCCTGATCGGCTACTACTGGAAGAAGTCGATGAACAACAAGAAGGTCTTTGAGATGACCAGACTGGGCCTACTGCGAGAGGCGGCGAACGCTCGAGAGAACGGGTGGCCCGAGTTGGAGGCCATCCTGCGTGGGTGGGCAGACCGCGCTCTGCCTGAAACGGAATGATCCTCTAAAATGGATTTGATCTCCGTATGTATCTTCAACTCACACCATGGCCTTCCTCAACCTCGACTCCAACTTCGCCGCTGATCCCAACTTCGATCTGGGACGACTCCTGGGCATCCTTGTGATGACCCTCTATGTGACCATCCAGTGGGATATGGTCGCCTCAAAGATGAGGATCAATAATCTCGAGCGCTCTCTCGAGAAGCTTCGGTACAAGTAACCGTCCAAAATGGATTTAACAACAACAAATATTTTTACATCGTGTCCCGAATCGAAACAACACAAAATGCCTACTCCTACCGAGATTGCGAAGTGTGCTCAGCTCTCCGCTGTGCGTGAAATCATGCCTTACATCACAGCACTTGAGTCAAGAATCAAGGAGCTGGAGGATCGCCTGGAAAATGTATCAGTGCCCAAAGAGACTCAAACCAAGACATCCATCTCATCGAACAACAAGCTATACAATATACTCAGCGATAAGCGAATGGATTTAGCTCACAATATCCGTGCTCCTGCCTACGTTGTAGCGTCTAACAAGACTCTCAACAGCATGATCGAGTTAAAGCCTCGTACTCTTGAGGATATGAAGTCGGTACATGGCTTTGGACCGCACAAGTTGGGTCTGTATGGAAAGGAGTTCCTAACCGTCTTGCTCGAGAACTATTGAGCGAACTAAAATCTAAAATACAAAAACGGATTCAATTTACATATAAAAACATTTTTACGTTCAAGATGCCTCGTTCAGATCGCTCTGGTGAATACTGGACGGACTCGGAAGAGATGATGATGCTAAAGCACCTCCACAACGGAATGTCGATGAAGGAGGTTGGCAACGAACTCAAACGATCCTATACGGCTGTATGGACTCGTTTGCGTCAGGTGGCGTATGAGCTCTGGCGAGAGGACATATACATTGAAAACATCGCAGCGGTTACGACTTTGTCTGAAAAGCAGGTGAAACTGGCGATTGAGAGCAAGATGAAGAAGCCCCTTAAGGTCTAAAATGGATTCAAATCATCCAAACTTCATATTTTTCATACGAGATGGCCTACGTTTATACTCTCAACCTGAAGGGCGGTAAGAAGTATGTCGGCATGTCCGAGAATGTCGACAAGCGCATCGACCAGCATTTCGCTGGAAAGGGAGCACAGTGGACAAAGAAGCATGCTCCCGTTTCAGTGGCGAATGTGATCGAAGTTTCAGACAGGAACAAGGCGATTCGTCTTGAGAACAAGATCACAGAGCGCCTGATGAAGACGCACGGAGTCAACAAGGTGCGTGGCGGAGCGTATTGTGATTCTCGTTCAGATGCCTACTACTGGTAGCACGTAAAATATCAGTCTAAAAGATTTCGTTTAACTACATATTTTCACGTTGACCCCCAATCAGAACTCAAAATGCCTCCGAAGAAGCAGCAGTCTACGAAGACCGTCGTCATCGAGCGTGTGGTGACGACCAAGGAGACACGCACGGAATACAAGCCTGAGCCAAAGAAGTCCAAGCCGACTCACGGAGAATGCTACCGGTGTGGACGAGATAGCCACTGGAAGCCTGACTGTTATGCGCGTACAGATGTGTATGGAAACGAGCTTGACTCGGATGATGATTAAACTCTTCTGAAATGAATTTAGATGAACAAAACTGTATTTTTGATTAAATATGGATTACCTGAAACGAAAAAGCGCCTACTTCACGACCAAGAAGAAGATATCGTGCTATCGTTGTGGTTGTGAGGGACATCTTGCAACGGAGTGTGTTCTTCAAATCACGTGTTACAAGTGCGGGTGTGAAGGGCATTATGCGAACATGTGCTCTACAAAGGTCACCTGCTACAAGTGCGGTTGTCAGGGACACTATGCAAATCAGTGTGGAGACAAACTAAAACCCCCGCAATAAACAAAAATGGCTGTGAAGACCCCTGGACTGAAGCTGAAGTACTCTCTGTACTCGGCCCTTGCATTTTTTCTCGTGGCGAACCCTGTGACCTTCCGCTTCGTCAACTCGCTGATTCCTGGCGTGGCGAATAACGGGTGCCCCACTGCGTTTGGATTCATCCTGCACACCCTCGTCTTCTTCGGGGTGCTGTACGGTCTGATGAGTCTGCCGAAGGATCAGGAGTAATCTCTGAATATTATACAAGAATGCCTACGGCACTATTTATTTACGTGTTCACGGCCAAGC